TCGAAAAGCAGTTCGACGGAGCGCATCGATTGCATCGCCGCGCTCGTCACGGCGTTGGCGTGCATGGTGCACAAAGACGCAGACAACAAAACCTCAATCTACGAACAAGGAAACATGCAATGGGTCTAATCGATCTCATCACACGCGCTCTCGGAAAATCACCGCCTCGATCTATGTTTGAGGACACAACGCCAATCGGACAGCCGATCTCAGGCGGCATCCAGTCCTATGTCTCATCGTGGGCTTGGACTGGCAAGACGATCTCGCCCGACAATGCGATGGAGGCTCCGACGGTGTACGCATGTGTGCGATTGATCTCGCAGACTCTTGCCCGCATGCCGTGGCAAGTTCTGCGCAACAGCGCAGACGGCGCGAGCAATGATGTGACGCATCCTGTGTGGTCTCTACTCAATTCAGAGGCAAACGAAGACTGCACTAGTTTTGTGTTCAGGGAGGCTCAGATTTCAGATTGCTTGCTCTATGGCAATTCATTCGCATTCATCAATCGCAATCCTGCGGGCACTCCAGTCGGACTCGAGCGATTGCGACCCGACCTCATGTACATGTTGCGTGACGCTGCAAACCAACCCTATTACCAATACTGGTCGGGCAAAGCAGACGATAAAGCATCCGAGGAAATCAAGCAGCGAAAATTTAGACCATACGACATCTTGCATATTGTCGGGCCATCTGCGGACACCCTGCTCGGTGAGCCTGCCATTCACCGCATGCGCGACCTGATCGGCATGGAATTAGAGTTGCAAGAATTTACATCTCGATTTTTTTCACAGAATTGTCGACCAGCGGGTGTACTTTCGATGCCGGGCAGACTCAGCGCGGAAGGTGCAAACAGATTGCGCGAGGCATTTAATCGAGTGCATTCTGGTGCACAAGGTGCTGGAAAAATAGCCATCCTTGAGGAAGGATTGCGTTTTGAAGCAATCTCCACCAACGCCAAAGACAGCGACCTTGACAGCATGAAAAAGTTCTGTCGCCAACAGATCGCCGCCGCGTTCAATGTTCCATCGCATCGCGTCGGCGACAACGACGGCGTGTCGTACTCGTCAGCCGAACAAGCCAACGCTGTGTTTGTGCAGAGCACACTCGCGGGTTGGGCTGCTCGACTAGAGCAGGAAGTCAATCGCAAGTTGTTGAAGCGTGGCGACGATGTCACGACCCGCATCTCATTTGATGATCTGTTGCGCGGCGACATGAGCACACGCTTTAGCGCGTATGCGGTCGCTGTCACCAACGGCATCTTGACACCCAACGAAATCAGAGAGCGTGAAGGATTGCCAGCCGTTGAAGGCGGCGAGTCGATCCGCTTGCCTCTGAACACAAGCACTCCGACGGCGGTTGCACCTGTTTCGCCGAATGTCACAACTGAAACCGAAACACAGATTGAGCCGCCGCCGTCGGATGTTGTGCCAGCGTCGGTCGACATCGACCCGACCGAGGTGAAGTCGACCGTCAATCCACTTGAGCGTGCAGTTGACTTATTCTTTCCTTCTGCGCTTGCGGCGATGACGAGATGCACTGAAGCGGAGGCGAAGTATCTCAAGGGTTGCCGAACGAAAGAAAAGGTATCCAAGTGGATACCCGATGTCGCACGCATCGCCAGCGAGATCGCACCGATTATGCGCGGGCTACTCGTCTTGCAAGGTCACAGCGACCGCGCAAGCGACGGCATCGCCATCGCCAACGCATTCGCCGAGTCGATCAAGACCGAAGCACGCAATGCAGACTGGCATGTCACAGGACACACAGACACGGCCGTGGCACTTGCCACGCGCCTGATTCAAGAACTCATTCAAACAAACAAGGAGACACTATGAGCAACATCGAAACACGCAAGGCTGGCGCAGTAAAAGTAACCAAGCGAGAAGGCGAACTCGTCCCGGGCGAGCCGCTGGTGCTCGCAGGCGTAGCCGCAAATTGGAATAGGTACGACATGGGCAACTGCTACGAGCGTTTGGAGCCGACTTGCTTTGACGAGTCGATCGCTGCCGACGGCGAGAAGATCGTGCTGCTTTGGAACCACGACACCGCCAAGCCAATGGGTCGAGTCAGCGCAGGCAATCTAGATGTGTTCGCCGATGCGGACGGCCTCGGATTTGAGTGCTCGCTTCCAGAGACGGATACGAGTGAGGAGGCGCATGCCTTGGTTGCTTCGGGCATTGTGACGCAATGTTCGTTCGGGTTCATTGCGCTTGCCGAAAAATACGAGCCGCCTGCCAAAGGCGAGACAAAGGGGACGAGAGTGATTCAGAAGGCTCGCCTTTTGGAAATCTCCGTTGTCACATTTCCCGCAAACGAGGAAGGCACATATGTCGAGGCTCGCTCCGAGCAACCGAAACCCAAGAAGCGAAAGATCTATCTCCCTCCACAATTTTGAGATTGCCCACTTGCGAGCGAAAATCCGTTTGCGATAATGGGCTGCATAACTGAATAGAGCCTCGACCGACAGTGCCAGACGCTGATCGATCACGAGAGTGGACTTCCGCGAACTCCCCGAGAGCACGCAGGTTCAAAAGCGTACTTGACCTTCCGCATTTTGACCGCGTGTTTTCTTTTACACGCAAGGAGTTTGAATTGAACGACAATCAAAAATATGGCGTTGACAGCCCTGAGTATGCGAACGCATACCAAACCTATGTCCTGCGTGGCCACAAATATCTGAGCGATGCAGAGTTGCGCGTGCTGAACATCGGCACTGGCGGATCTTTGCTCTCCCCAACAGGTTGGGCAAAGGCGCTCGAGCATGAGATCGATGAGGACACAATCCTTAGCCGTGTTCAAAAAGTTGAGAGTGCCACTAATTTTGTGGCTCAGATTTATCAGAACGACATCACTGTTCAAAGCGGAGTCGCCGAACAATCAGTTGGAACATTGCAGAGTCCGACATTCAATCGACCATACCAAGGCATCTCAGGAACAACTCAATACACATTTAGCCTGAACAAAATTACGGTTGGAGTTCGGGTTTCAAATGAATTGCTATCTGACACGAATGCTGCCGCCAGCATTGAGACATGGCTGCAAAGGGAAATCATCGGTGCTCTTATCGGCAAGGTCAACAATCAGATCTTGATTGGTAACGGCAGTACAGCATGCCAAGGCGCATGGGGAACTGCGATCACTAATTCACGCACGGCATCCACAGGTGTTGCGACTACGAACACCATGAAGGATGTACTCAGCGCGGCTTGGGGTTCTACGAACTCCGTTCTTGAGCCGATCACTTATGAATCGTGGAAAAATTGTCTCGCCGTGATCAACAGTCGCACGCTCGGATCATGGGATTCTTCGGCGTTTCCGCTTCTGTTTCCAACATTCGCTGGTTCAATGGAAAAGGGTACGACCGTTGAAGGACTCCCGCTGGTCTACGCACGCTTGGCTGCGACGACTCCTGCAAGTGGCGACACGCTCGTAATGTTTTTTGATCCAACAAAATATCTACTCGTAACCAATCCTGGCTCTTTCCAAGTTGCTCGGTATAGCGAGGTCTATGCGGACAGCAACGAGACATTGATTCTTGGGACGGTTCGGGCAGACGGTTGCTTGCTTAACACTTCGGGCGTTCTAAATGTGAATCGCTCTTAAAAATTTCTCACAGACATTCACCGCCAAGCGTGCGTGTCTGTTACCTCAGCGTTGAGGTGATCGACTCTCGCTTGGCACTACAAGAAGGATTTTTACTATGGCAAACGACGGATACAAACAAATTTGCGAAAAGATGGGCCAGGTCTATAACGACATGAGTGCTCTCGTTAATGCGGCCAATGCTTCAGAGGATGGCATGTTGCCAGAAATGGAATCAAAGTATTCCAGTCTCAAAAAGCAATACGCAAACCTTGAAGCACAGCGCACACGCAATCAGGAACTGATGGGCATGGACAAGACCGTGACTCCAGCCGCTCCTGAAGTTCGTATGAGCGAGCGTACTTTTGAGAACACCGCCAAGAAGCAGATTGCAGCAATCGAGCATCGCTCATCAGAGCAATATCGTGACGCTTTCAATTCATACTTGGCGCGTGGTGAGCATACTAACCCAATGGAATTGCGCGTATTGAACGAAGGTACTGGTGGTGCTTATTTGATGCCAATCGAGTACGACGCGGCCATGACGGCCAAGATCCAGACGATGACTTGCCTGCGCAATCTGGCCCGCAAATTGGATATTGGATCGTTCTCTCGTGAGTTCGTTTACGAAGGCACAACAGCGACGGCCTACTGGCCAGGCGAGGCCACTGCCCCAACTGAAGCAGTGCCAACATTCGACAAGATCACTTTGACACCAAAGCGATTGAGTGCGATTGTTCGCATCTCGAATGAACTTGTTGAGGATACGACCGCTCGCGGAAACATGAGCGTCGCATCAATCATGCAAGAACAATTTGCTCGCGTGTTTGCTCAGACTGAAGAAGCCGCTTTGTTGCCTCACACCAATGTGAGCGGTGCTCCGACTTCTTTGTTCAACACAGCAAGTCTGCCAACCAGCGCGGCGGGTACTTCAACCATCACAGCGCAACAGATCATTGATTGGGTCTATTCATTGCCTCGTCAATATCGCGTGCATCCATCTTGTGCAATGATCGTGGCTGATTCAACTCTCGCAGCATTGCGTGCGTTGACTACTCCAGTGACGACCACCACAAGTGGTGCTGCTGCTCCTGCGTACTTCTGGCAGAACGGATATCAGAACGGCGGAAGCGGTTCTGCTCCAGAGCCAGATCGAATCTTGGGTATTCCTGTGTACACATCCGCTGCGGTCAATGCTCTTGCCACTGGCAAGTTTGTTGGTCTGCTCGGTGCGTTCGATTACTGCTTGTTTGCAAGCGCGCAAAATTACGAAGTGAAGGTGCTTCGTGAACTTTACGCGGCGACAAATGAGATTGGAATTGTGGCCAACAGCCGTATCGATTCCAAACTGCTTTTGCCGACACTTGCTTTCGTTGCGCTCAAGTGCGCCTAATCACTGAACTGAATTGACACAACCCCCGGCTCGCAGAAATGCGTGCCGGGGATTTATGGCAAAGGTGCGAATGATTCATACTGCGGCCGACGGCAAGAACATATTTCTTGCTGGCGATGTCCACGATGTCGCTGATGCCATTGCAACCGATTGGGTTGTCGGCGGTGTCGCAGAGTGGGCGCAAGACGAAGTGCGCTGCTGCACCAAAGCAGTGCCATGCAAAGCCGTGAAGAAGGGAGCGACACCGCGATGAAGGGAAACGCATACATCCCATTCATGCGCCGCAAAGGCGACGGCTCCACGCTAAATTTGGATTTTACTGGTGGCTCTTTAGATCCCAGCGTTGTGCTGACACGATCAGCGGCCACGGCGACCTACATTAATTCATCGGGCTATGTTGCGACTGCGGCGGCGAATGAAGCGCGGTTCGATTATGACCCGACGACGCTGGAGGCTAAGGGGCTTTTGATTGAGGGAAGCGCAATAAATTTACAAAGATACAGCGCAACATTTGAAACTACAGGATCATATTGGTATCAAAGTTTAGGGACAAATGCGGCAGGAACAGCGGCTACAGCACCTGACAACACAAGCACACCAAGACGATTAACAGAACCCGCTAGCGGTACAAGTACAGGACAACTGCAAATTTCAGGTGCAAGCGCAGGAATAGCAGCATCAACAACTTATACCGTTTCATTTTGGGCTAAGGCAGGAAGTAGAACCAAAGTGTTGTGGCGATGCGATGGCGGTGGAAATGATGTTGGTTTTAATTTAAGTAATGGTGTTGCAACTGTTGTTGCAGGAACTTTTACAACTACACGAATGACGGCATATCCAAATGGTTGGTACAGGTGCGAAGCAACATGGGCAAATGTAAACGCAAGTGGATTTCCAAGCATTTATTTAGCAACAGGAACAGGAACCACCTACACAATTTCTTATACTTGCAATTCTTCATACGCTGAATTGTGGGGCTTTCAACTTGAACTCGGCACGGGCGCAAGTTCCTACATACCCACCGTTGCAAGCCAAACAACCCGCAACCCCGACCTTGCGCTCATGACCAGCACCAACTTTTCAAGTTGGTTCACAGGTGGAACTACAGGCACATTCTTTGTGGATTGGCACGGAGGAGTGCGCGGGCTTACTTCGACTGTTCGCAGCGTGATTTCGACTGATGACCTATCGACAAAGCATCTGCATTTGCAACAGGTGAGCGCAGCGGGAGCGTTGAAAGTTGCGGATTTTGGCGCGGTGAACAGCGTTTCAACCGCAAACACAATCACAAGCGGCGCACGAACCAAAGGCGCATATTCATTTGCGTACCCTGGCACTGGCTTAACATCAACTGTGAATCTGTGCTTGAACGGCGGAACGGTTGCGACATCGTCAGCAATTGCATTTAGCGTCGCGCCAACTTGGTTGGTGCTTGGCGGCACTAGCACGACAGGAACAACGCTTACAGATTTGACCACCGTTCTTAACGGCAGCATCCGACAGATCAAGTATTACCCAACTGCGTTAACAAGCGCGCAACTGATTGCGATGACAACATGATTGATTATTTCCTACGCACATCCACAAAGTCGAATATGGAATCCTGCTTAATTGCGGCGGGTGTGGCAACCCGCAACGCCAGCGGCGACATCATTGGGCAATGGAATGGCGGCCGCGTGGATATCGATTTCATCGGCTCTATTTATTTTGAAGGTGATGTAGTCGACTCCCGCTACCACGCAAACCTACGCGTATGCGGCGACCTGACGCAAGACCAACTAGATGAACTCCCGATCATTCCCGCACCGTCAACTCCGATGAGGGTATTTGCATGAGAGTCAACACCACGATCACAACCGATCCGAGTTTCGAGCCAGTGTCGACTGCGCAAGCCAAGGCGCACCTTCGCATATTCCACTCGCTCGACGACACCTACATTCAAGCGAGCACTGGCGGGTCTACATCCGTCATCACGACAGCCCGCATGATGATCGAGAACTATTGCGGAATCGCAATTCCGAACACGACATTCACATCGGTCTATGACTCGTTCCCACAGAACACGCCAGTGCAAGGCTCAAGCAATGAGGTCTACAACGGCTCGGGCTACGAGATTGCACTGCCGCGCTCGCCGCTGGTCAGCGTGACGAGCGTGCAATATGTCGACACCGACGGCAACACGCAGACCCTGTCAGCGTCGACCGACTACACCGTGAAGTCGTACAACGGCATTGGACGCATCCAGCTGCTCGACGGCAAGACATGGCCATCACTCGTCAGCGGCGGCGCAGGCGTGGTCACAGTTGTCTATGTGGCTGGTCACGGCTCCACTGCAACTGCGATCCCGATTGCGCTGAAGCACGCCATCTTGATGCAGTGCTCGACGCTGTACGACTACAGATCCACACTTGCACCGGGTCAGCAGTACGAAGTGCCACACACCATCACCGCGCTGATCGCTCAATACAAGTCGGGTGAATATCAATGAACAGCGGCATGATGCGAACTCCGATGGTGATCGGCGCACGCACACAGACGCTGACTTCGTTTGGCACACCGACCTACACCTACACCGCTGGCGACACCATATTCGGCGAGATCAAGGACTCGAGCGCGGTGGAGAAGACAAACCACATGGCTCTCAGTCAGGTCGTCACGCATCAGATCACAACCAACTTCTACCCGGGCATTAAGCCATTCGACCGCTTCACCGCCAGTCTGAGTCGCGGCACGAATGGCACGACGATCAGCACCACATTCGAGATCGTCTCCATCGTCGACTACAAGTCTGCGGGTCACACGCTCACCATGCAATGTCGAGAGGTGCAGTAATGTCGAGCGATGGCAAGATCATCAAAGGCTTGGATCAGTTTCTCTATCAGATGAAGACGATGCGCACCGAAGATATCTACAAGGTATTGAGCAGGGCTGAGATCAAAGCGTTGACTAGACCGCGAGACAAACTCGCAGGCTTGTACGGCACATATATCGGCAAGAACGACGACAATCAGACCGAGGCTCAGAAGTCGTGGCGATGGCGTGCGAATAAGCATCAGCCGATTCATCCGATCAAGGAAAGCCGACTTCGCATTGCTCACAATATCTACAGTCACAGAATTATTCCGTACGAAATCGGCAAGAACAAAGCCAGCGTATGGAGCCGCATATGGGGATACACGCAAAACTCCTGGCTTATCGAGCACGGCCGCTATAAGGATCCCGCGCGCGCATACACAGGCTGGAAAATATTCGAGAAATTCTTCAAGACCCACGCCGCAACTATCAACGCCAAATTCACTGAGGATGTTGGATACGGACTTGACAAAGTATTCAAACGCATCGCAAGCGAAATGAATAAGGCGGCACGATGAAATTCGTCGAAGCCATCCATCTCGCTTTGCAGCAGTCTCCGACCGTCATCACGGCTCTCGGGTCTTCAACCAAGATATTCCAGTCGTTCGTCACGCCAGCGACCCCGATGCCGTTCATTGTCGTGAGTTCGCAAAGCGATGACACTGCGAGTCCGACACTTGTTGGTGCAGATCGCCTGCGGGTCGCCACAGTGAATGTCGATTGCGTGCATTCATCGCTCGTATCTGCGGCCAACATTGCCGACCATGTGCGGGTCGATCTCTACGCAGCGAAGGGAACACTGGCGACCTCGACGAACAGCCCGATGACGATCCAAAGCATCCGCATCGATGGCACGAATCTCAATTACGACCTTGGCGGCGAAGGAACCGAACTTGGTGCTTTCGTTTGCAGCGTGACTCTAAAAATTTATTACATCGCATCGGCTCCTTCTCCCGTCACGTTGACGGATGGATCGCAGCCATAACACAGAAAGAATAATCACATGGCTCAGTTAATTAGTTACGGAACAACATTCAAGATTCTCGCAAATCCTGCGAATACTTCGGTTGCACCAACTCAACAAGACACAGTGATCACCTCAAGTCTTACGACAGTCGGCGAGTGCACCTCGCTCTCATTCGATGGCGTGGCTCAAAGCACTATCGAAACCACTTCTCTTGCTTCAGCAGTAAAAATCTTTCAGGCTGGTCTACTTGACCCGGGATCCATCAGCGCAGAAGTGAACTACGACAGCGACGATGCAGGCATCTTGGTTTTGCAAACCGCTCTTACCAGTCGTCTGAAACAAAGTTATGAAATCTCTTTCGGTGGTTCTGGCTATCAATCAACCAAGATCACTGGCATCGGCATCGTCACATCTCTCAGCATCAAGGCTGGTCTCGACGCTGTGATGACTGCGTCATTCACCATCAAGTGCAGCGGCGCGTACACGATTACTCCAACCACCTAATCGAGAACCCACATGTCAATTCGAGAACAACTACTTGCACTCAAGATCCCAACCGCCACCGTCAAGGTTGCGGGCATCGATGGTCTCGTCTCGCTTCGCGGCCTTACAGCAGGCGAGCGGGACTTGTGGGAGCAAGAAGTATTTTCTCAGCGTGACATAAAGAAGGGTGTGAAGAACATCCGCGCCAGTCTCGTTGTGAGGTGTTTAACCGACGAGGCTGGCGTGCGATTGTTCACGGATGCGGAGGTCGCAGAAGTAGGCGCAATGCCTGCAAGTGTGATCGACAAACTCTACGAGCACTGCCAACGACTCTCGGGTCTTGGCGCAAAGGACGCAGAGGAACTCGAAAAAAACTAAGAAGCCGCCCGCTGCGATTGTTCATGTTCATGCTGGCGGCTGAGTTGAAAAT